ACTCTGCTGGAACAACTCAAATTAGCGTTGGTGCAGGTGGTGGTGATAATGCGTCAATTAATGTTTCTACCAATTTAAACGGTACAAACGCACAAATAGACATTAGCCCTACTGGTACTGGTCATGTCCATATAAATCCTACAGGTACAGGCTCAGTTGAAATTAAACCTACCAATGTAGGAACAATGGACAATATGACTATTGGTGCAACAACGCCAAAAGCCATTACAGGCACAACCATTACTGCTACTACATTTAGCGGTTCTGGTGCAAGCCTGACTTCTATTCCTAATTCTGCCCTTGTAAACTCTGCTATTACTATCAACGGCACAAGCACAAGTCTTGGCGGGTCAATTAGCGTAGGCACGGTAACTAGCGTTACTGGTACAAGTCCAGTAGTTTCTAGCGGTGGCAATACTCCTGCTATATCAATGCCAGCCGCTACAAGTACCGTAAATGGCTATTTGACAAGTGCTGATTGGACTACATTTAATGGCAAAGGTAGCGGAACAGTTACTTCAGTTACAGGTACATCCCCCGTTGTATCTTCAGGCGGTGCAACCCCAGCGATTAGCATGGCGGCCGCAACTGGTAGCGTTAATGGCTATCTGACCAGCACCGATTGGACTACTTTTAATAACAAGGGTTCAGGATCAGTAACTAGCGTAGGTGGTACAGGTACAGTTTCAGGTATATCACTTAGTGGTACAGTCACTTCTAGCGGTAATTTAACGCTTGGCGGTACTTTAGACTTATCTAGCCCACCTGCTATTGGCGGAACAGCGGCCAATACAATAACTGGAACAACGATTACTGCTACTAAATTTGTAGGGGTATCAGGCGGCACATTCTAATGTTTTCAACGGCTTTTCAAGCTAATGCGTTTCAAAACAATGCCTTTCAGGTATATGTAACACCGCCCACTAATGATTTAAGGGGTGGTGATGATGCTTCTTGGACAGCTGAAGATTTAAAGAGATTACGCAAGTTATCTGTAAAGATTGCTGAAAGACAGCGTAAGCTAGAACAGGCAACCAAAGACGCCAACGCATCACGCAAACAAGCGTTTAAAGATCAAATTGATCCTGTTGCAAAAGTTAAGCAATCTAAAGTACAATCAAAACAAGAGGTTAAAGCTGATATACCGTCAGTCGATACACAAGAATTACAGCGGTCTATAAGCTACCTTGAAAACCAACGGAATAACATCCTTGCGGCAGTAGCTTACAGAAACCAGCAAAGGCTCATACAAGAGCAATTGTTATATATGGAAGCCAAACGCCTAGAGGAACTAGACGATGAGGAATCCGTATTAATACTTCTACATTAAATCCGCACACGGAATATAAAAAAGCCTACGAACACCTACACGCTGGCAGATACGAAGCTGGCTTTAGGGGATTTGAATACCGCTGGCATCCTGAAATAATTGCTAAACAAGCCGTTCCTTACGCACCTGCACTAAAGATGCCTGTATGGAGAGGTGAACCCTTATTAGGGAAAACCATTACTGTGCAGATGGAACAAGGATTTGGGGACATTATTATGTTTGCTCGATTCCTACCAGCTTTAAAGGCTTTAGGAGCGTCTAGGGTCGTTGTTTTGCAAGAAGGTACACTTCACCACCTTTTAGGGCAAATACATGCTGTAGACGTGTTTAGCAACGGTTTAGAAGGGGTTGCCAATGAATCCGACTATTGGATCGGTTCTATGTCTTTGCCGTACTACATTTCGCTGTCACATCCCATCATAAAATCAATGTTTCCTGTAACACGCAACAAAATTGTGGGTTCAGAAGGCTATTTACACGCTATTCCTAGCAATATTCCACCCAAGATCGGGGTAAATTGGGAAGCATCTAAACAAACCCTGTACTACATCAAGTCTATTGCCCATGAGCACATGGCTGAATTGGTTGGGGATGACGCATATTCGCTAAATCCTAACTCTGATGGCTTATTTCACCCACTTCCCAACGATGGTTGGAAGAAAAACTGGGTACAAACAGCTAGTCACATGAAGGCAATGAAGGGAATTGTTACTGTTGACACGGGAACAGCCCACCTTGCTGGTGCTTTGGGCGTAAAAACCATAGTTTTGCTACCAAAAGAAGAATTTGTATGCTGGCGATGGAAAAATGCCCGTTGGTATGACAGCATTTGCTTGCTTAGACCTAGTGAATACGATCAATTACCTGAACTTATAAGGAGAATGTAATGTTATGCCCTAAATGCGGATATTCCGAAGGAACACATTTTGAAGCTAAACAAACTGATGAGGAATTCTTTATTGAATGGTGGACTCCTACTATTGGCGAAGAAGCCGCCAAAGCCTCATGGCAAGATAAGATAAACATGAAATCTAAAATAGCCCCAGCCATAATGCCTGACATTACTGGTCATATATCAATGGCTGACGGTACTTGGGTATCTAGCCGTTCTAAGCACCGTGAAAACCTAAAGCGTAATAACTGCATTGAAATAGGTAATGATGTGCCGTTAGAGCAGAAAAAGGTTGAATTTAGCCGTCAAGAACAAGAAGCCCGTAAGCGTCAAATTGCGGAAATCACTTATGCCAAACTTAATTACAGATAAGGTAAACCATGTCAGATGACCGTAGAGAATTACTAGAAGCCGCATTAGAACAAGCCGAAGAAGGCACTTTAGAAGCACCAATTGAAAAGGAGATTGAAGTAAATGACGACCCAATCCAAACCGAAGCTGAAGAAAGCAACGACAGTAGCCAAGAAAGCAACGACCGTGACGAAAAGGGTCGTTTCAAAAGCAATGCCGAAGAAACCAGTGGCACAGACAATACCGTTGAAGAATCCGAACTGGCTGATGAAGTTAGTGATGCTAATGAAGAAGAAATAAAACGCCCTACTACTTGGAAAAAAGAGTATCGGGATGTTTGGGACAAGATGGCAGGTGGCAAGCCGCTAGATAAAGCGGAATTTGCCAAGTTTGCTGAATATGCCAATCAGCGTGAAGCTGAATACAAAAAGGGCGTATCTGCTTACAAAGGTGAAGCTGATAACGCAAGACAATTAACCGAAGCTATTGGTCAATTTGCCCCTGAATTGCAAGCACAAGGCATCCACCCCGTAGCTTGGATTAACAATCTTGGTCGTGCTCACATGATTTTAACCAAAGCACCTTACGATCAGAAGGTGCAGATGTTCCATAGACTTGCACAAGATTATGGCGTACAATTAAATTCAGATAGCTTACAAATGCCTGAACAGGCGTATGTAGACCCTTATCAACAACAGTTAATGCAACAACTTCAAGCTACACAGCAACAAGTTTATCAACTGTCAGCGATACGGGAGCAAGAAGAAAATGCTCGATTGAGTAATGAAATCAGTCGGGTAAGTAGTGACAGAGAGCGGTTTCCGCACTTTGATATGGTTAGGGAAGATATGGCTCAATTACTTGAGCGAGGTTTAGCCCAAGACTTAGAATCGGCTTATGCCAAAGCAGTGCGTATGAATGACGAAGCGTTTAAGCTGGAACAGGAAAAACTCCTGAGATCAGCCAACACCCAAGCGTCTAAGGCACAGCAAGTAGCTAAAGCTAAAGCAACTGCTGTTAGTCCACGATCCGTTACTCCTAGCGGTCAAGTGAAAAACTCAGATGCAAAGGATAGACGATCCTTATTATTGGCTTCTTTAGCCGATGCTGAGGGTGGTCGGGTTTAACTTAATCTAATAAAGGAAATATCATGGCATTTGCTAATTCAGCAATCACCGATATTATCGCTACTACCATTCAAAGCCGTAGCGGAGTATTGGCAGATAACTTGACACAAAACAATGCAGTTCTTCAGCGATTGAACTCTAAAGGTAATGTACGCCCGTTTTCAGGCGGTAATGTTATCTTGGAAGAAATCATGTACAACGATCCAAATACTAATAACGCTAATTCATACAGCGGTTACGAAGTATTAGACATCACCCCTGATAGCCCTATCTCTGCGGCTCAGTTCAGTATTACTCAGTATGCTGATTCTGTGACAATGAGTGGTCTAGAAATGTTGCAAAATAGTTCCAAAGAAGCAATCATTGACCTTTTAGATGGTCGTATGCAAGTTTCTGAAGCCCGTTTATTAAACCGTATTTCAGGTGACATTTATGGCGATGGTACTGGTAATGGCGGAAAAAACATAACTGGATTGGCCGCTATGGTTCCCGTTTCAAATACGACTGGCACGTACGGTGGCATTAACCGTGCAAACTGGGCATTTTGGCAGAACCAATCTTCTACAGGTGCTGATTCTTCTGCTTTGATCCAAGCCGCAATGACAACAGCCGCTATCAAGTCCGTTCGTGGAACTGATAAGGTTGACTTAATTGTTGCTGGTAACACACTCTATCAACGCTATGTAGCTTCTTTGCAAGCAATTCAGCGTATTGCTGGTGTAGAAGAAGGTGCGGCAGGTTTTGCTTCACTTAAGTTCTACGGTGGCGGTATGTCTGCTGATGTGGTATTAGGTGGCGGTATTGGTGCTCAAGAGAACGCATTGTATATGTATCTTTTAAACACTAACTATATGTTCCTACGCCCACATAAAGAGCGTAATTTCGTTCCTATTGGTGGCGAGCGTCAGTCAATTAACCAAGATGCTATTGTTAAGCTCTATGGTTGGGCTGGAAATTTAACTTGTTCTAATGCCTCTTTACAGGGCATTTTGACAGGTACTTAATCACATCCATAGAAAAGGAAAATTATCATGGCATATACCGTTCTCCCCATCGCTGGCGTAGATTTGAATAATGTGGCTAACACAAATACAAACTCTGCTGGCACAGCAATCTCAACCTTTGGCCCACTCGGTGCTGAAACATTTGGAAACACAGGTTTTCGTTATGTTTTTGCACAAGCTGGTGTAGCAATTGCAACTTCTTCTGCAACTTGCATCATTAATGCTTCAACATTCCAAGTAACTTTGGGTGCGACAGGCACATATTTGTCAGGTGCTTCAATGGCATCAGGCGATTATGGCTGGTTTAGCAAGGCTTCTGTTTGATTAGCTTAAAACGCTAAAATGTAGTAAAAACGAGGGGTTGGCTCACAAGGCTGACCCCTTTTTCCTTTAACTTTACCTAACTACTTAGGAGATTTAAAAATGGCTTTACCTTCAGATCAAAACAATGCGGATTCCCGATTACAAGTACGCTTTTACAAGCGATCAGTACATCAAGAACAAGAATCAATGGATGCTGGCAGACCAATATACAAAGAGTTTGATTTTGTTCATATTTGCGTAGCTGGTGATTCTTTAACCGAAATTGACACTTATGCCTTAGCAAACCATAAGACCCGATTCCCTATTCAATGGGCTAATTACATGAATAGACAGGGTGCAAACGATGAGGAAGTGGTTGGAACACCTATAGCAGAATGGCCTTTAGTATCAAAAAGCCAAGCTGAAGAACTACGGGCAATGAAGTTCCACACCGTAGAATCCATAGCAACCGCTTCAGATTTGCAACTACAGCGTATGGGAATGGCGGCAGGAATGTCACCTTATGCGTTCCGTGACAAGGCAAAGGCATTTTTAAATCTAGCAACTTCAGCGGCAGAAACAGACAAGCGTGAACAAGAAATTAACGCTTTGAAAGAAGAACTTGCCAAAAAAAATCTAGAAACTGTTAAAATGAAGCAAGAAACAGATGCGAAGCTGGCTCAGATGCAAGATCAGATGGCCGCTATACTTGCCGCTGTTGGTGAAAAGAAAACCCGTAAACGCAAAGCGGAAGCCACAGAGGAAGCCTAATATGTCATCAACAATGCTTGAATTGGTACAGCAAGTCACCGCTGAACTTAACCTAGCCGTGCCTACTTATGTAGCAGGGAACACTAACCAAGATGTGCAACAGATTCTTGCGTTGATGAACCGTGCTGGATATGACTTAATTAAAGAGCATGACTGGCAAGCATTGGAGCTGGAATATCGTTTCTACACAAACGCAATAACCACGACCTGTGATACTACGAATGGTACTTATCTATTAAATAACATTCCAAGTACCACAGGGCTGGACAGCAATTATTCAATCGTTGGCACAAGCGTTCCACAAGATACTTATGTTGACGAAGTTATTAATGGCACAAGCCTAACAACAACCCAGTTATCTTCAGCAACATCTGTTGGTGGTTCAGTTACATTTAGCCGTACTATTTACCCATTACCGCCTGATTACGAAACTATTACCGATAACACGCATTGGGATAAGACAAAGCATTGGCAAATGCTTGGCCCAGTCGATGCACAGCAATGGCAATGGCTCAAATCAGGATATATCTCAACAGGCCCACGAGTTCGTTGGAGAATCTTGGGCAACAAGTTTGAGATTTGGCCACCATACAACACCCAAGAATATTTAGGATTTGAGTACCGTTCTAAGGGCTGGGTAAGAAGTGCTAGTGATGCTGTAAAGAATAGCTTTACTGCTGATAGCGATACATCTGTATTAGATGATTCAATTATCGTATTGTTGACTAAACTCAAATACTTCCAAATTAAATCGTTTGATACTACTGCACTGCAACAAGATTACAGCCGTTATTTGAGCATTGCTAAAGCTAACGATAAAGGTTCTGCTACCCTATCCTTTGCACCTGCTCCAAGTGCCGTTCTTATTGGCTGGGCGAATATTCCTGATACTGGTTACGGTTCTTAATAATGGCGGTCGCTAAGAAGTTCACCGCCACAACTGCTTCTTTAGCTTCCCCTATTGGGGGTTGGAACGCTAGGGATTCGTTAGCCGAAATGCAACCATTAGATGCGGTGCAATTGGTTAATTTCTTTCCTACGCCTACCGATGTAACGCTTAGAAAAGGTTACTCAAAGGCTTCTATTGGCATCACAGGTAATGTAGAAACCCTAATGAATTATGCAGGGTATGACGGTACAAACACCCTTTTTGCCATAGCCAACGGTGTTATCTATAACGCATCGACTTCTACAGCTACTTCTGTATTTACAGGTCTGACTAACAGCAAGTTTCAGCATTGCATGATTAGTACCGATGGTGGCAACTTTATCATTGCGGTAAACGGGGTCGATCCAGCCATTATTTATGACGGTACACGCTGGTACAAAATGGCTACCACGACAACTGCCCAAACAATTAGCACTATTACAAGGGGTGGTTCAGGTAACCTAACAGCTACCGTAACTACTGCCGCACCGCATGGCCTAGCAACTAGCAACCGTGTATCTATTTCAGGTGCTACCGAATCCAATTACAACGGCACTTATGCTATTACCGTAACTGGTGCTTCAACCTTTACTTATACGATGGCTACCGCACCAGCGGCTAATGCTACCGTAGTTGGCAGTTATACCGTTCTAGGCATTACAGGCGTTAACAGCAATGTTTTTGTCAATGTCAATATGTGCCAAAACAGACTGTTTTTTGTGCAAAAAGACAGCATGACCTTTTGGTATCTGCCTGTTGAATCTATTGGTGGTGCGGCATTAGACTTCCCATTGGGTTCAATTGCTCGTTCAGGTGGCTTTTTGCAAGCAATGGGTACTTGGACATTAGACGCTGGTTATGGCGTAGATGATTTATCCGCTTTTGTTACAAGTATGGGCGAAGTCATGGTTTACAAGGGTACAAACCCTAGTGACCCTAATGCTTGGTCTGAAGTTGGTGTATGGCAAATGGGTCAAACCTTTGCTAGACGGTGTTTTTTCAAGTTTGCTGGCGATTTATTGTTGCTAACTCAAGATGGCTTAGTGCCAATGTCTGCCGCATTGCAATCTTCTCGTTTAGACCCACGAATTAACCTAACAGACAAGATTTATTACGCAGTAAGCCAAGCGGCTA